GTAGGCGTGATCCCAGCGGGGGTCGAACCCGCGACCTCGGCGTTGCGTTTGTGACGATAAAGTCACTTAGGTATACCTAGTAGTGTATAAGCACCGCGCTCTAACCAACTGAGCTATAGGATCATATCTATACATCAACCATAAACTTTAAGCCAAATACTACTTTTATTAATCGCAAAACGTACTCTTTGTATTCAATCATTTGTGGTGTACTATACTATATAGTTTAAACTTTATACCCCACACGAAGGGTGAGACTCTAAATCTAGTGAGTGTCTCGGTGTTGGTAATTTGTTATCTGGTGTTTTTGGACGCGTCATCCATTTTTTTATAGCTTTTGATACACGCGAATCGTCTTGTATTAGAGCATTATTTGAAATTATACTCAACCCGTTACACACGTCAGGTTTATTTTCTTTATCGGGGAACGTTTCGTTAAACGCCTCTATTGTATGTGAAGGTATATCGGGTGCATCGTCAAGTAATCTATCGTATTCTAGACGCACTTTATTTACAAAATCTAAAACGTCTTCACGATATTTCGTTTCGAGTGATAATTCCATATCAATGTTCCTATAAAATTTTGAGTATTGTACACACATGACCGAGTGTGATTCCATCATACGTGAAGAATTGTTAAACTTGGAAATAGATGTAAGTATACCCGCGACCACGTTCAAAAACGCGAAAAAGTATTGAAAAATAACAATTTTTTGTTTTTGTTCGGTCGATATGTTTTGATCATTAGGACTTAAAACCGCAAAACCACCAACACCTGTAATACTTGATATGATTATACACGGGTACGATAACCAATCGTTTTGTTTCTTATAAAACATACGCGCGTGGTTGTGTAGCCATCGATACCCGGCAGCCTTCTCGGCCCACCGGATTAGGAGCTTTTCTTGTTTTGGACACCAATGATGTTGTTCTGGTATAGTGTCTTCTCCCATTACTCTTTCTTAGAAAATAAATAAGCATATTCGCGTGCCTGTGTATCAACACGCTCGTTGTTTACGTTTCCGTTATGTGCCTTAACCCATTTAATATCGACTATATCAAATTCACGCATTAACTCGACCATTTTTACCCATTCATCTTTATTTTTTACGTCACCACCTTTTGATGTTTTCCAACCGTTACGTTCCCAATTTTTAGACCATTCCGTTAGACCCAAGCGTACATAATTACTATCAGTAAAAATACGAACGGTCGTGTGTCCCAATTCTATAAACTTTTCTAGAACTTTTATTATTGCAGTCATTTCCATAACGTTATTCGTAGATATCTCTTTACCACCTTTATCTTCAATTTTAGGGTCCGTGTTTATAAGATACGCCCATCCACCGGGTCCGGGATTACCCAAACAACTTCCATCCGTGTACGCTTCAATCATTTATTATATACATAGGTTTAAACTTTATATTTCAACAACGTGTTCTCGTTTATATGGGAACCAGTAATAATAACATTTAACCACCGGATTAAACAATACACATGAACCACCCACAGTTCCAAAAATTATTAAGAATATATAAGCACTTTTCATTTATACAAAAAAAAGACTTAAAATTTTAAGTATTTATAATATAAAACATGTTCCACCAAGATTGGGATGAAGTTACCATACATGGTAAAAGTGTTACTAAAGAAAAAGAAAAGGAAAAATACGTCAAGTTTATGGGTCAAGAGATCAAATTACCTAAACGGAGTCAATATTCGGGTAAATCACCGGAACAGAAACTTGATGAAACTGAGTTAGGGACGCACAAAAAGGTCAGTAAAGAAACGGGGTTAACAATCCAACGGGCACGTGTCGCAAAACAGTATACACAAAAAGATCTTGCTAATCTCATACACGTATCTTCAGACATAATTTCGTCGTATGAATTGGGTAAATCGATACCGGACCCTAAAATAATACAAAAACTGCGTCGTGTTTTGGGCGTTAAACTCTAATCACTATTAATATGTCAGAACCAATAGGTAAACGAATACAACTTTTACGTATACAAAGAAGTCACGCACAAGTTGAGCTTGCACACAGAATAGGCGAAACTTTAGATACTATAAACATGATCGAAACGGGTAAACTTGATCCGAACTGGTACATACTCGAAAAAATACAGAAGTATTTTAAGGTTAAACTTTAAAATTTGTTCTAAATTTTAAAATCTAAATTTTATTTGTATATATTTTTTAAATTTTATTTATTTGCTAGTAAACGTTTAATACACGCTTAGTTGGAGAAGGCGAGGCCACCCATACCCGATTGGACACGGAGAACGTTGTAGTTAACCGCGAACATGTCGAGGTTCTTGTTGGTAGTACCGACGTCGGCACACTTGATGGCGACTTGCGCGTTATCAATTCTGGAGAAGTTACATGTACCAGTTGGTTGATGCTCTTCTGGCTTAAGCGCAAACGAGTACGAGTAGACACCCGCGTATGGGTTGCCGGAGTGATGTTGGAATGGTTGAACTTGGTTGAAGTATCTACCTTGTTGTTCCTTGAATCTGTCTTGGCCGTTGAGAACCAATTTGAACGTGTCCAAGTTACCGAGGGCTTGTTCAGTGAACACCTTAGAGCCAGACGACAAAACGTCCAAGGCTGGGCAACCCATTTGGTTCGCAGAGATGTACGTGTTCGACTGCGCGTTTGGCACAGTCACGAAATCAATAGACGCTTGTGTGCATGCACTGGTCAAATCGTACATACCTTGGGCATCGTCGGACGCCGCATCCGCAACACACCAGACCAATTCCTTGACTGGGTGGTTGTAGGACAATCTGACTTGCTTGGTCGCGTTCTTGGTGACCGTGTCGGTACCAGTGTGTTGGACTTGTTCGATCAAGTATTCGTGACCCTTTTGCGCGAATCGTCTACGCTCTTCAGTGTCAAGGTACACGTAGTTACCCCACACTTTGAAAGTGGAAGTGTTCAAGTACTTGTCAAAGTTGGACGCCAAGTCAAAGTCAATTCTGACTTCGTGGTATTGCAAGGCAATCAATGGCAAGGCCAATCCTGGGTTACGGTTGAAGAAGAAGACGAGTGGCAAGTAGACGGTACCCGCGGAAGCGACAGACGAGGACGTCATCTTACCCCAGTTGGTTCTCTTGGCGTCATCCAAGTACAACTCGGAGTACAATCTCCACCATCTTTGGTAGTGTTTGTCGATTCTTTGACCACCGATGGACAATTCAGCGGACTTGATCGCACGCTCGGCGACCCACCCGGCAAACGCGGTGCCGGTGGCGGCACCGTCAGATTCAACGGAACTGAGCTTTGTAGCAGTGTTCAATAATTCGATGTACATGTCACCGATCAAATCACCGTTTCTGGCGACAGTCACGGAAACGCGACCCGAGTTCGCGGCAGTACCGTTGACAGTTTGTTCGATAGTTTCCATCGCGAAGTTTGTGTGGCGTTTGTAAACCGCCTGGAAGAAAGTGACTTTTGGGTTACCAGTCAAGTAGACATCTTGTGCGCCGTAGGCGACTAATTGCATGAGACCACCGGCCATTTTATTTGTTTGTACTATAACATGAGATTTTTATTTTGGACGATTTCGCGAAAAAACACGATTTGATTTTTCCTGGTACATATAAATGTCAAACGACGACGTACCAAAACTTGAATCCGTAGATGAAGAATATATCGAAATTGAATCCGAAAATGAATCAAATAATGGGGATGGTGATTCCGAAACAATTTCTAGTATCTCAGATGATCAGTCTACAATTGCAGAAAAATATCTTTTAAACCCAGATGAATTAGAAAATGACGATTTTGATGATGAGTATATGGAAGATGAAACCTTTGGTCTGGATAATATGGGTGCTCTTTTAGGTTCCGTACTAACAAATGAGGAAGGTGAAACTGTATGCTCAGCCCTGGTAAACATATCGAGACAACTTGAAGTTCAGAACAAGATAATGATAAAAATGTTAGCTCAACTCCAAAAAAGAGTATAAAAAATTAGCGTGTATTAATTATAATACAAGAAATGGATCCAAATACCTTATTCATTACTCCGGATGCAGACCGCGAAGAAGCCTTTTATCACGATATGGCAAATCGCACTGACGATCTTAATCCAGAAGAATTATTAGGGGCAATAAAGTACGAAGAGAAAAAGGTTGGGTTACTACCGGATAGAAATAATACAGAACTTGTTAATTTAAATCCAGTAGAACTCGCCTATAAAATATTCTTTTCACCTGAAGAATTAGATATTACAACGAATAGACCTAAATATGTAGATATGAGAGTTAAGGAAAAAGTATATAGACATTTATTAGATCGAAACAGTAAATATTTTAACCGTGCAAAAATACTCGAGATACTTTCAAGTGATATGGGAAGTGACGATGATTTAGATCTAGGGTTTAGAATCAGGAGACTGACCGACCAACTCTGTGATTCGTGGAACATTGTTCTTAGTACTAATCGTATTTACGACCGTAAAAATAACCCAACACAAGTTCCTTTGGAAGTTACAACAAATCCATCGTTATTTAGATGTTCCATGCCAGATTTTGAAGAACTTAACGTATTCCAGAAGTGTATAATGGCAATTTTCGATTCTCTTCATAAAAATGACACGAAACGTTACCGAGGGTATACGTGTAAAGAGATTATAACTGTTGAAGGACATAAGACACGTGCTTGGAAACAGGATGAGCCCATAAAAGATTATGTTCACCGAATCGCTAATAAAGAAACGTGGTATGAACTGTGGAAGGATTTAACATCATCAAATGGGACAGCTATGTTTTCTCAAGTCATAAAGCATTTAACAGACTGTGCAGATATACAATTTCCAGAAATTGTAAAGAATAGAAGGGTTTGGTCGTTTAAAAACGGTATTTTTATAGGTTCGAAGTGGTCTGATAAAACAGGTTTGTATCATACGGTATTTTACCCGTATCAATCAAAAGAATATAAAAATCTTGATCCAACTATCGTAAGTTGTAAATATTTTGATCTTGATTTTGAAGATCATAACATGATAGAAGACTGGTCAGATATACCAACACCTCATTTCGAAAGTGTTCTCAGGTATCAAGAATTTAGTGATGATGTGATTAAATGGATGTACGTTTTAGGAGGTCGGTTATGTTTTGAACTTAATGAATTAGATAAATGGCAAATTATACCCTTTTTAAAAGGGATTGCACGCTCGGGTAAATCAACTTTGATCACAAAAGTTTTCTGTAAATTTTATGAAACGGCTGATGTCAAAACGATAGCGAATAATATAGAGAGGAAATTTGGATTATCGTCTATTCATAACGCGTTAATGTTCGTTGCGCCAGAAATTAAAGGTGATTTCCAACTCGAACAGGCTGAATTTCAATCTATAGTTTCTGGTGAAGAAGTTTCACTCGCTGTAAAATGTGAAACAGCTAAGACCTTGATATGGAAGGTACCGGGTATTCTCGGAGGTAATGAAGTTCCGCAATATAAAGATAAATCGGGTAGTATTTTGCGACGTATGGTCACGTTTCATTTTGGGAAACAAGTTACCGATACAGATACGGACCCAATGCTCGATACAAAACTCGAATCTGAAATACCAATTATAATTGAAAAATGTCTTCGTGGGTATCTAGAGTATGCTCAAAAATATCAAAACAGGGATATTTGGAGCGTACTTCCTAAATATTTCTTTAAAATTCGGGAACAAATTGCTTCAGCTACAAACCCATTGGAAAGGTATTTACAACTAGAAATGTATAAAAATTATGAAATCAAATTGGGTGAAAAATTTAAATTTCCAATTGACTTATTCGAAGAAATGTTCTTAAATTTTTGCGGTGATAAGAAAATTGCTCGACCAACTTTCAATAATGACTTCTATAACGGATCGTTCAGTACGCGTGGTATTAAAATACAGAATGAAGTCAATGATTATTGGATCATCACGAACCCAGAAAGGTTAAGTGAACCTGATAATTATAAAGGTAGAAAAGTTTTATACGGTATAAGTCTGGTTGCTAAAGAAAATACAAAGGGGTATGATGTAACCAGTTATAGATAATGATTAAAAATCTCAGAGTAGTGTAAGTATGGACCCTCGTCAATTCGTCAAAAATTCTAACGTACAGGTTCAGAGTTCGGATACCATTCCAAGTGTGAGTAATAATACACGAGAAAACGTACCAATGTTTAACGAACTTCGGTTGGGTAAATTTAGACCAGGTATGTATAATGCCTTAATAAATAAGCTTTTCAAACCCGAAACCAACGGTGACAAACGCGTTGATATCAAATATATACTTAAACAGAAACCTAAGGGTCATGCATCCATATCAGGTGGTATAACCATAGACGTAAACGAAATAAAAGGTATTTACGGAAGATTTCAAACTGGTGTTATTCACACAAAAGATTTTGGATTAAAAGGGGATTTGAATTTAGATTTTTCTTCCGCGCAGTTTACCGGGTATATGACAAATGGTATAGAAAAAAAGAATTTTAGTTTTAATATTTATAAAACTGGTAAAATTAGGTTATCGGGTGGGTTTTTAGGATCAAAAAACCTTAAAAGACAACCTGAATCTCTTCGTAAATATATAATAGATACGTATACACAAAAACAGGGGTTTTTATATAATGATATATCTTACAATAATATAGGGGGTCAATTTTATACGAATGCGAATTTTGAATTATCAAAAATGACACGGGAATTTGTTAAGTTACGTACTTGGGGCGTATCGTTCCTTCAATATGAACCGGAACAGGCACCCTTTCTTTATATAAAATATAAAGATCGTGCATTCATATTTTCTACAAAAACAACTAAATCGGGATCAGGTGTTGTTCAAATACAAGGTGAAGATAATCCGGATGAAATTGAGATTGCATATAACATTGGTGTAGAATTGGTTAAGAAATTACATGAAAATGGATATACTTTAGGTTTAGTTAATAAAAATGTAAACGCGAATAAAATTTCGATTGTTTCTGATAAACTGAGAGCATCGACATGTCCAAAACCTAGAAGACCACCGTGTAAAGAAGGGTTTGAAACTAAAAAAAATCCACAAGGGTATGATTGTTGTTTCAAAAAACCAAAAAGGAAACCCGTTGCAAAGAAACAATCTGTCAAAAGAACAAAGAATATGAAAATTACGTATGATAAAGAGGGTATAATGAAAATAGGAGGATTGAAATGTGAAAGACTTACCAAACCAGTATTACTTGAAGTTGCTAAGAAGTTGGGTGTTGTTGGTATCAAGAATAAGAATAAAAAGGATACTATATGTAAGGCACTTGATAAAATTGAAAAAGGTAACTCTAATTTTAAAATAGATAGTAAAATGTGTAAGGATATGAAAAAGGAACAACTCGTATCGCTTGCAATATCTAAAGGTATACCAGTAAATGATTCAGATACGGTAAAAATATTATGCCAAAAACTCCAAAAACCAAATACACCGAATACACCGAATTCACTCGCAAATGAAATGGAAAAAGTTTTGTTAAATTCTCAGAAAAAAGAAAAAAGGAAACCTACTAATATAAAACGTAAACTTGATGATAAAGGTATAAAAAATGATATCATTAAACTTTACGGTAAAACTTGGATGAAAAAATACGGTAATGTTATGAATATTAATAAAAATGTAAGAGACGTTAAATCTGAATTAAATAGAATGGAAATAAATAAACGATTAGTAACTAAGAAAAATGGAGTATTGAAGAAGCGAGAGGCGGATAAAATTAAGAAAGATATGGTATACAGGTTTAAAATGAATAAAAAAGAGGAATTAAAAGAATTGTTGATCGAAAAGGAAGCTAATAAAGTTTATGGTAAATTTGGTAAAAATGTGGTAAATAAAGTCGTTAGATTTATCATGTCTTTTCCTAAAACACCGGCAGTAAATAGTAATAGAGTTATTAATTACATTAAAATGACGAGAGAATTATCACAACAAAAACCACTCCCGTTAAACAAGAAAAGAGTTATACCACCAAAACCTAAAGTTGTACGAAAACCAAAACAAAAAGTTGTTAATAAAATAATTAGACGTCCAATTTCTAAACCTAACTCGAACTCAAACTCAAACTCGAACTCGAACTCGAACTCGAACTCGAACTCGAACTCAAACTCAAAACGTAAATCAAATAGTCAATTACTTAATGAAATGTATAAAAATTTCGAAAGTAAAGCATTAAAGAATAAAAGGTAATAATTAAATATAAATGGAAAACCCTCGTGTTTTATTAAATAATCATATTCATTTAAATAATGTATGTGTAGACGATAATAAAAGATGGGATACTTATATAATTTCGTCTATTATAGAAGGGATAAACTATACTATAATAGATTACATTAACATTTATAGAAATGTTAATGAAAATGGAAAAATTATGTCTAATTTAGAAAAAGAATATTATCTATGTGATGAAGATTTTATTGATACAGAATTCCCAGAAATTTATATGGAAACAACTAGAGATTTTCATGAAAAAGGTTTAATAATGTATATTTATGACAATTTTCAAAAAATTGAATCTGCTAAACATAGACGAATTATGTTTTATTTTATGAACATTTTACATTTCGGTTTATGAGTTTTTCTGGTTCGGATATTTGTTTAAGGTGTTTCGCATGATATGAAAAATCATACCCAAGAAAATGATTTTTTATTTGATCCGATATTGAAAAGGCATCTAATTTGTTAGATACTTGTGAACACACGGATTTTACTTCTAATTCTAATAGTTTATCTTCTTTCATTATAAAGTATTTCAAAGACTCATCCATTATACCATTCGTTTTCAATTTTTCAAACATTTTATTCGATTCACCGTTTGAAACATAAAAGTATTTTGGTGAATATCCTAATACGTGTATATGTTCCGGTTTATCGGGATCGTGAAACATCATTATTATTACACATATAATCAATACCCACACTAACATGTTTTATTACTATTCAACATATTAAAAATATCTTTTATTTTATAACAAATGTTAAATAAAGTATCGATATCTGTGAGTTTTTTAGGATCGACAATTTCAAGTTCTAGTTGATATATAGTTGAATCTTCTGAATCCTTGTCTCTATTACCACCTGCACTCACTGTCCTATCTATAGATAAATTTTTCCTGATATAAGAATTGCGTTCTTTTACAATTTTTCTATCCCAAATATTATCATTATTATCATCTTCTTCGATAGGTGTTTCCCTAGAAACACTGAAACGGATATCAAACGGTGAGCCTTGTAACTGTTTAAAATCAATATTTTCAAGTCTTTCTTTTTTAATAAACGTTTCTTCACCAGTTACAGTGTCTATAGTTAATCTTGTATTATTGTCTTCTCGGGAATATACTTCAGATTTAGTCTCTACAATTCTTTCCCATCCGGAATATTCACCAAACCCCTTTATAATATCAACATATGTATTCGAGCCTACGTTAGTATCAAAAAATAATCCATTAAATCGTCCCAAACGAAATTCCATTTCAATGTTTTCCTGATCTTTATATTTATCAACTATAGGTTTTATAGCGTCGCATATTTTATGTACGTCCATTTTGTTTACATTTTTAATAACGCGTCTTCTTCTTAAGTCTTTTTTATCTCCTTTTTTTAGATGCATGGGTTTACAAATTTAGGAAATACATGTTACTTCAACTCAGCTGTGCAGATTTTATTGAATATGAAAGAGATATCATCTCATGTATTGAATAATAAATATAAAGGTGATTGTAATTTTACAAAAGCGTATGAAAATTTAACTCATTTATACTGTACAACACAAGAGACTAAAGTTTTTACATTGGGACCTGTATTAAACGAATTTGTAAAATTATTTCCTAGATTTAACATCGGAAATCCACACGATGCACAGGATGCTTTATTTTGTATAATAGATATTCTTGAACGTTCATATCCGTATATAAAAGAAGTTATATACGGTGAAACAAATCAAATAACTATATCACCCGTTGGTAAAAATACCGTTAAAATACCTTTTTGTATTCACATACTAAACATGTCAAGAGATATTAAGGATATAAATACAATGATAAAAGAGAGTAACGGGTGGAATACAATAGAAGATTACGTAGACAACGATGGTAAAAAACATAACGTGGCTACAACAAGAAATATTTTTTCTAAATATCCAAATATATTTATTGTATCATTTGATAAAAAAAGTTTTGTAAAAATAGAAAAAAATCTAAATATTGGAAATAATATATACGAGTTACAATCTACAATAATTCATAAAGGTATTCAGTGTGGTGGTCATTACATGTCTACTATAAAAATGGGTGAAAATTGGTTTATTCAAGATGACGACAATTTAGGTAAATTAAACGATTTACCTAAAGAAGATAATCATTTTATATTGGTCTACAATCTAAAAACTCCTTCATCATAATATTTTCTTTAATATTTACCAGTGTTCTATAAAACGTTCTTCTACTGTTCGGAAACGTTTTATCAGTTCTTTTTTTTAAAGGTTTCCACCAAAGTGGCCCATCTTCCCAAGTTACGTACATACATTCAACAATATCGCCGTTTTTCAACCATTTATAATCTTTTATACGATCTATTGGTATAGAAGATTCAAATATATGTTTACCTTTATCTTGGATATATAATTTATATACAAATGCACCCGGTACACACCCAGCTGTTTCTACAGTCTTTTCCTTTTTAACAAGGAAGTCAATTGTATTTTTATTTCGTGGTTTCCATTTAAACATTGTTTCATGTGTACCTATTTTTATAGGTGTATTAACCGGTGTAAATATTAAACCATCAACTTCTTGTTGTATTTTTGGGAGATAGTTATCCATAAATTGTTCAAAATCACTGTGTAAAAAAAAATTCTTTACACGTAAAATAACGGGATCAGTACTTAGAATCATTGACTTTTTCACAACTTTTTCACAATTTTCTAAACGATCAAATAAATTTTTATAACCGACAACTTCTCCACAATTCATCAAACAATCATAAATCATGAAAGTATTTTCGTATAACTCGCCCTCGAGTATGGTACCTTTGAAAACATTCATTCTAAAGTTTAACGGTACCGTAAACATTTCTAGTGCCCGGTTTATAAATACACAAACTCTTTGACTACAAAATTGCATAGCAATCATCATGTATCGCGTACCATCAGTTTTTTCACATACAACATAATCATTCTTTTCTAAAATACTGAAATGTTTTCGTTCTATGGAAATAGGTTGACAACCGGGAAATATACCCTTACCCCTTGTACCCCATGATTCTTCCATAAAGTTTATCGTATATTTGTAAAGAGGGTCGTCTTTTTTTACAAACACACGGTTCATCATGTTTTATATTTTAAATTTAATCTTTAATTACTTTTAACACCGGCGGCGTTTAAGAGATTACTTATACACTCATGATTATATGTCATGATTAACTTAGATTTTGGATACGCTAGAATTTTGACACCAGACTCTTTAAATTTACGAAACATTATTTCCATTTTTGGAAATATTTTATAAGAATTATTTTTTTTATCTTTTATGTGTTTTGATACATTTTTTGACATGAGTAACCAACATTTAGAACTTGTTTCTTTCACGTTATAGTAATCACCAATAACCCTGTTTGTAACTTCTGTATCAAAATGTAAACCAATTTGTTCAACAGGTTCTTTACATTTGTCATTTACTTTAGCCTTAAACATACCCCAATCTATACCTTCGAGAACACCTGGAAACACCAAACAACCAACGCCTTCATGTTTGTCAAAACACGTCTCCAAACTTGAATCGTCAATTTGTATACCAAAATCTATAAAAAGTAGTCTATCATGTGTCTTGATATATTTATGAATTGTATCCGCTTTATCGAAAGGGTCGTCGTTAACAAATGTAACCTCATTTTCAATACCACCTTTTTGTAAACATAGTAAATTAAATCTGAGAATACTGTGTAGGGTTTTTACGTGACATGATTTACTTCTAGTAACTATTATAGTAGCAAACTTCATATTATTTTTATAATACAACCTAAACCTTAAGCCTTTCTTCTAAACACCCCTGAAATGGTAAATTACCTACGTGTCCTAGTGTTGTTTGACAATCTGCGTATATTTTACCACCAATTTGTTGCCATCGTCTACAAAAAGCATAATCTTCTGAAAGATATCTTTTATTACCCGGGTCAATCATACAATCAAAAATAGCACAATAATCATCGAAATCCCTGTTTTGGTGATCATTTTTACAATTTAAATCTTTATAATGTTCGTGCATCTTTTCCAAAGCCTTACGACTAATTAACATGAACCCCGTTGGACCATCTAATACTTCAACAAATCCATTTTCTACATTTCTGTGAGTGGCCCCGACATTAGCAACTAGACTCGATGAAAGCATTGATAAATCACGTTTATCACCTTGTTCGAGAGCCTTTTTTGCTTGATCCCACATAACAACTTTTTTGGGATAAATAGCAACTGAAACTTCGTGTCCAGAACGAACTAATCTGATAACGGATTTGGGATCAAAATCCACATCAGCATCTATAAACATGAAATAATCACAATCTGATTTCTGCATGAATCTACCAATTGCAACATTTCGGGCTCGATGTACAAGGCTTTCGTTTTCAGTCGTATCTAATACCATCTGTATACCCTCGCGTATAAATTCAAGTTGGAGTTTTATTATACCAATCATATACTTTTCTAAACACAAACCGCCATAACAAGGTGTGGATATAAAAACGCGAATTGGTTTAGTTTCAGACATTGTAATATATTCTAATCTTCTTTATCCTCTAAGTATTTTTTTATTATACTTTCAATTTTATTAATAGTTGGTATAGATACCGAACATTTTTCACATATAATATTTTTATTAATGTTATTTTTCAATACAATGTATATTATAACCGAAGCTACACTGTTTGGTGTTTTACTCATTAACTCTGAACAGTTCTCGAGTTTAATTGACATTCTATTACATTTCAATCTTTCTTCCCGTGTAATTTCGAATGAATTAAGTAGTCTTTGCATAACGTCGTTAGGTAGCGTTGTGTAATTTTTTGTAACATTACCAAGTAATGTTTCTCTAAATAATTGAGAAGTTCTACTTATATCTTTTGGTTGTATACAAAACATATCGGATATTTCTTTAGTAGATCGAGATACATTAGACATTTTACAAGCGTATAAAACACAGTTTCCTTTTATACCTAACCTAACAGCACCTCTAGTTAATTTTTTTTCGTTGAATTTTTTATACATCATTTTAGCATCTTTTAAAACAGTATCGGGAAGTAAATAACACGCTTCTTCAATATCTTTGTATGCGTGATAGAGAGATCTATCTCTATGGTTCATTGATTGATGAAAATTTATTTTAGCCATTCTCTTATTCTGATAGGTTCCGTTTTTTTGTGTCGAAATTATAGTACCCTTACCCCAAGCTTGTGAAAACAATTCAGGGTTTGAATTTGGATTACCGCACCGAGAAGGGTCGTTTACTTTACCATCTTCTGATATACCACTTGTCCATTCAGGGTTCTCGTCTATAAAAATATTATCAACTAAACCACAATTTGAACATGTAGGTAAACCTTCTTTTGAAATTACTTTAGTACTTTGACATTCGTTACATATATGATTATTGATCAGCTTTTTTATTGTTGGTTTTTTTTGTAGTCTATCTACGATAGACCATATAGTAGCTTCATCCATTATATTTTACGTACTTAGATTTTAAAACAATGATTTTCGCACTTAGGTTTTAAAAATTCAATTCATCCGCTTGTATTTTTACGTATGTTTCTAGAATATTTACTGTTTCTTTGAAACGCATAGAACCCGGGCTTCGAGGTTCCCAATCGTTCCATTCTCTATCAATGGTAGTATTGTTTGGTGGTGGTATAATCAACCCATCAACTTCGTCGTCTGGGACAATAAAGTCCTCAAGATCACTCCCGTCATCATCAGATTCATCTACTATTTCACTGTCTTCATCTGAATCTATGTCATCTATCATTGCGTATAAGTTATCCTTAACGTTTTTGAAATAGTCTGGAGACTGGTGATGTTCAGAAAGGCTCATTTCTTGAACGAGTTCATCTTTAGTTTCATCTAAATTATATAAACGTGCACATTTATACGTTAGGGATGTTTCGGAATAATACGAAACAACAAGGTAGTCTTCGTTACTTTCCTTTACTTTGGCGTACAGTTCATCTTCTATATCATCCTCTATATTAACAAGAACCCGAACTAAATCTCCAGGCTGTATTTCATAAAAATTAATCATTATTAAAGTTTTCAGACAAAAATATTTACAGATATTAGCACACATGGGAGTCCAAATTTTATCTAAAGAAGGTTGTCAATACTGTGATATGGCGGTTGATTTATGTAAGGAATATAATTTAGAAAATAAAAAGGTTATGGTCGATAAAGATGAACTAAAAAAACGATGTGGTGATAAGGCATCGGTATACCCACAAATTTTATTAAATGATAAATTAATCGGAACTTATTTTGACTTCCAAGACTATTTAGAAAGTAGTGAACCAATGTTATTACCAACTTTAGATAGATTTACTGTTTTCCCTATCGAACATGAGAATCTTTGGACGATGTACAAAAAGGCACAAATGTCCAACTGGACAGCTGAAGAGATTGATTTTTCAAAAGATATGGACGATTGGGTGAGTTTAAGTGAAAATGAACAACATTTTATTAAATATATACTTGCTTTTTTTGCAGGATCCGATGGTATAGTGTTCGAAAACCTAAATAATAACTTTGCGAGTGAAGTTCAATATACAGAGGCACGTTCCTTTTACGCTTACCAAGAACATAATGAAATGGTTCATGGAGAAACATATAGCAAACTTATTGATAAATATATAAAAAATCCAACTGAAAAAAAACAATTATTTGAAGCTATACAGACAATACCATGTATAGAAAATAAAGCAAAATGGGCCATGAAATGGTTCGATCGTGAACGTCCATTCGGTGAGCGTTTGTTAGCGTTTGCCTGTGTCGAAGGTATATTCTTTTCGGGGAGTTTCTGTGCTATTTTTTGGTTGAAGAAAAGAGGATTACTTCCTGGTTTATGTTTCAGTAATGAACTTATAAGTAGGGATGAAGGTTTACATTTAGAATTCGCAATAGAATTATTTAAAATGTTAAAACATAAATTAAGTAAAGTTGTTGTTGAAGAAATTGTTAAAGACGCAGTTTCAATTGAAAAGGAATTTATTACTGATGCATTACCATGTAGTTTGATAGGTATGAATTCAGAAAAAATGTCGGAATATATAGAATATGTTGCGGATAGGTTGCTAAAACAGAGTGGTCACGATAAAATTTGGGGTACAAAAAATCCCTTTGATTTTATGGAGAATATATCACTCGATGGAAAAACTAATTTTTTCGAGAAGCGAGTTGGTGATTATGGTAAATTGGATGAAGATTCAACTTCAATTGAATTCAATGAAGAATTCTAATTGCTAATAACAACTTTTTTTCCGTCCTCACACGAGCACATCACGGATTTCCCATTACCACTTTTATATTCAGCTGGTTCTGGTAATACCATAGTATTAGTTGTATCTAACGATCCCAAATTCAAGCCTGTATCGATCATTGCGAATTGTTCTTCTGAGATACCTGGTAAGGGTTCTGGCATGTTAACCATAGCTGGTGGAGCTTTCATAGACTGTTCAACCTCGGCTTTGACTTCGGCTTTGACTTCGGCTTTGACCTCTTCCTTTAATTCGGCTTTAACTTCAGATTTAACCTTCTCAGTAACTTTACCTTCAATTTCAAACGCCTCTTTTTTAACATTCATCATCAACCAAGAAATCAATAGAAAAACCAGAGAATGAAGTGCAAGACCTTTTGTCGAAGGACAACCGGTTGGTGTGGATACCCACGAACCAAATATTTTTCTCATAACGCGAAACGTATCTGGATTAGCAATTACGAAAAATAACAATGCTGACATTAATGAAATTAAAAATTTCTTTTCTTGGACTTTACCTTTACATCCACAACCACAATCCGAAAATAATAAACTTTTTTTTTGACCTGAGCAGTGACCCATAGTGTTTTATTAATATACGCTTAGAAAAAAACTAACTTAAAGTTACAAGATATATATAGTATACAATAAATACAATGTCTAATAACATTCAAGTTTCCAACAATTTCGAACCGTCTACCGTTACTTTCAGTCAGCTGAAGAAAAATAAAAATGGTGGCAAGTCTGTGATGTTAAGTAAAGACAACAAAAAGAAACTCTACTTACAACTCCCTTTTATGAGATCTCCTTTTGGCCTAAGTGCTTTTACTGACGAAGCTACAAATAAAACTTCATATTCTCTCGATTTATCTTTTGATACTGACAATGAAGACGCGATGATGCTCTCGTCTAAGTTTACAGAGTTGGATGAAATTATCCTTAACACAGTAACTGAAAATTCGAAGGAATGGTTAGGTAAATCTTACGATATTAATGTTATCCGTGAAGCTTTATATAAACCACTCGTTCGTCAGGGAAAGGAAGGGTATCCTAATACATTAAAATTAAAAGTTCAAACGAACCAAACGGGTGATTTTATCCCCGAGGCGTATAGTTCTGGTAGGGAATTAATACAAGTTGATCAAATTGAGAAGGGACAGAGGTGTATGTGTATCGCCGAGATCAATCAAATTTGGTTCATTGATAATAAATTTGGTGTAAGTGTTCGCCTGTCACAAGTACTGTGTGGTGAATCTACCAAATTACCATCGTTTGCCTTTCAGGGTTTGGATAAGGAACAGGATGAAACATTCGATGATATCATGGATGATCTCATCGACGAATAAAATATTATTATACATTAGACCAATATGGAAAGAGAACGTCATTTAAAAAATTTAAAAATTTTATCCAATATCGCAAAAAATAAAAATAATACTACATCACGTAAAAATAATATAGGTAAAAATCTAATCAAAAGTATGAAGGGGGTGGGATGTCACCCAGAAAAATTTTTACATTTACCATCTAATAAACCTGTTTCACTTTCTATAGAAAATTCTGTAAGTACATCATTAGGTACTGTAAGAATTGGTCAAGGTACGTTTGGTCAAGTTTATATGGGGTGTATAGATAAAGAGTGTAAAAAAAAGGTTGCTATAAAAGTTGTTATTAATGAAGATATCAACCATGAATATAAAATAGGTAAACGTTTACATCTATACGGTTGTATAAAACCATACGCTATAGAAAAATGTGATAATTTGATGTTTATGTATACAGAATATGCAAATAATGGTACCCTAAAGTCGTTTTTTGAAAGTAATAAAAAAAAGTTATTACCGATACACTTTAGAACCGTAATAACTCAAATTTTACACAGTCTTTATAAAATACAAAATAAATATCCAACTTTTAGACATCATGATCTACATTGTGATAACATATTGATAAATAATAAGAGTCCTTCGCGAGTTAAAATATTAAAAGTGTATAATTCCACTTTAAAAGTTCACGATATAGGTATTCAGACACTGATATCCGACTTTGGATTTTCAACTATTAAAGGTATCAAAAATTCAGAAGTTGATAATGATCCAAAACTCTTTTATAAGTCTAATTATGGTATATACAGGGAATCGCATCGAATGTATGATGTTCATTATTTTTTGAACGCTGTTAGGCAGGAAATAAAAATTTTTGGTCTGAAAAGTGGAGAAGAAGCACTTCAATTTATAGATAGAATTCTTCCAGCAGAATATTTAGGTAAAGAATCGAGTAAAATAAAAGATTTCCGTCTTCGGTCTTCACCTTTAGGACATCCTCAATTACCATCTTTTAAACAGGTGTTTAATGATAGATTCTTTTTACCTTACAAAAAAGCGTCTATTCCTCTTGACATAAGTACTATAATAGGAAGGCGGAATTCACATAAACCAAAAGCTATAATTGTTAAACACGGTGGTGGTAAAGTTAAAAAAACAATGCAACAGATTAGAAACGAACTTGCATCCAAGAACAGTAAATCGGTTATCAGGAGACCAGTTATTCGCGCAACAATGCCACCTTCTAAACCCGAAGTTAAAATTTCTATGGCAGATAAGGGTTATATAAGACTTAATGGACGTAAGTGTACTTCATATAAAAAATCAAACATAGAAAAAATGGCAAATAAATTAGGGTTAAATACCAAAAATAAAACGATCGTTCAAATATGTAAAGATATTAAATTAAAATATATAAAATAAGTATATAAACATGTTTGCCGTATTAACTTTATTAGCTGTAAATATTTACATACTCACGCACACAGGGGAGTCAAAGATTCAACCCAAAGAATCTGTGAACACTGAACAAAAGAAAGTTGAATGGACAGTCTACGGTGCAATGTGGTGCGGTTGGACAAAGAAACAATTGGCGTATTTAGAAAATAAAGGTATACCTCACAAATTCATCGATTGCGAAAAAGGCAATTGCGATGGAATTGATGCATTCCCAGTTATGAGAAGTTCAAGTGGTGAAGAAGTCAAGGGTTATAAAGAAATTTAAATACCACGGGCAACCGCAATTGAAAGTGAAAGGATAAACGCGTCAAGGAACGTATTAATTGGTTTAAGTACAGTGATGTGCTTGACGAGTGATTTGTTCCACGCAAATCGAAGTACAAATGTACTTATAAGGATAGCAAGGATGAAAAGGAGAATTTCCGTTATAACATCGTTCATTTTTTTGGCGTTGGCAAGATCTCTAAGCATTTTACTTATTAATAAGATTTTATTTTCTACCATGTTATTAATGAGGACCACAAAAACAATAAATAATAGTAAGACACTCCCCCTGAGTGGTTCCGAACCTACGTACACACAACGTCTATGGGGGCGAACTGTTGGTATAGGAAATAACAATTGTTATGCATATGCCGTAGGTGATTATGAAAGTTTAAGAATGCAAAAAAGTATTCCAGGTGAAAGAGCGGGTATACGTAATTTGAATCATTCGTATACACACTGTAAAGGATTACCTCAGCGCGTTATTGCTGATAACCCAAAAAAAGTTTATAAAGTTGATGCTTCTACAAAGTGTAAACCGAATCACTTTAAAGTAATGATGTTTGTAGCTCCTGGTAATAAAAAAAATTATTTTAGACAAGGTGATTTCCATTTTTATAAACAACATGGTGTTGTTAATTATAAAGTAAAAACCGGTAACACGTATGAAAGTATATCCAAATTTTTTGGTGTACCAATTAGTCGTATCAAAAAAGCTGGTAAATGCGTTCCAGGAAAACTCTTAAAGTTTAAAGCAAACGTTTTTAGTCACAAACGTGGTTGGGCAACTGCACCTTTACTAGTAGACGCTAAAGGTAAAGCTATAACCGATCCAAGAAAAGCATCTAGGAATTACCCTGGGTTAGCGTACAAGAAGTATTGTAGCTCATTCTGTGTTAAGGATAGAGGGATCAAAGTCGGTCATACTCATCCCAAAGTCATCAAGAACGCTCGTTAGATCATCTTCATGATCTACATTGAATATCAAATCAAGAGCATCGAGTACTAGTTCATTTTCAAGACATACCGTATTTGAAGTAGCTTCGTAATCGTTGTGTACTGTAATCTGAACCCTAAAATTAGATCCATCGAACACTTTACGACATACGGGACAAGTTACTTTTCCCTTTTTTTTCCAGTTTTCTATACAATGTGAATGAAAAACATGTCCACATCTAATAGATTTACTATTTCTTGTTTCTCGAACATCGTTCAAACATATGGCACATTGAGTCATTATCTAGAAGACTTAAAGAATTTATTAACCGTTTTATTACGTACTTTCTCCCGTATCATCTGTCGAATCTGGTGTATTTTCTTCTGTATCATCAGTATCTTCGTCGTCATCTGGTGAATCTGACCATCCACATACTTCCCATATTCTTTCTTTATCATTTACAGAATCATTTTGTAAAAACTTATCAGATGTTTCATCCCAGTGATATTTAGCTAGTTTTGGGTTTGCTCCTTCTATCGTTGGTCCACCTACCAAAGATGCTACAGTATCACAACTCTTTTGTAAATCATAATCATCTGGGTATTCATCTTTTATCATTTTTCCAAATTCAACTTTTACTTTCTGTAAATCGTCCTTAACTTCCTTTCTACATTCTGCACCTTCCCTAAAGAATTTGACTACATACTGCCAATCTTCCATTTCTTCATCTTTTAATATTTCTTCTACAGTCTTTTGACCCTTGATAGTCCAAAATTTAACGTCATCATCTGGGTACTCGGGTGAATCTTCGAAAGACATGTATTCATCGTATTCGGTAATCCAATCTCGTAAAGCATCACATTCTTTACGAAAACCTTTCTTTCTGACATCTTCGTATATAGGTTTAAGTGTATCTAATTTAAACTGTTTCATAAAATATTGTTTTGTACCCGGTATCATACCAAGTGGTAAAGTAGCTGCACCGGCTGCTGAGGAAACTGAACACATACTAGATATACAACACGCAACTAGAGCTATTTCCATTTATAATAGGTATGTATTTTTTTTATACATTCATGTCATTAGCGGTTGTATCATCGGTGGCTGCGGCTTCGGCTGTGTCTTCGGCTTCGGCTGTGTCGTCGGTTGCGGCTTCTACTGTGTCTGCGGCGGCGGCCATTGCTTCAGCAATTTGAGTCTCCAAGTCAGTTATTGTTGTACCCAGAGTCGTGACTTTATCCGTATCTGGGGATGCTTTTCCTTCCTCTGTTGTCAAATCAGCTTGCGCAGTTGCGAGTTCAGTTTCGAGAGCATTAATATCAACTATTTCCTCGGCATCGTCTACGATCTCTTCGACAGATGCGTTTGTACACGAAGTTTCAACTTCCTCTGAACTAATGTAATCTTTTACATCAATAAATTCATCTTTATCTTTGTCCCAAACCCAAACTGGTAAAGATGTATCATCAGATATTCTTTTTTCTTTCATTATTTTCAATTCATCACAATCTGTCGTTATATCGAACCCTTCGGTGGCATTAAGGATTCTGTCAGAAACTACCTTGTGTTCATCGACCATATCACGTCCTATACAGACGTTGGTTGGCGATTTAGATATTATATCAATAATTTTCGTTTCTTTTAATGTCATTTCACCCATATCGGCGTCTTCGTTTTCGGACAGGAATTTAGCTAAATTTTCACATGTGGAAGGTTTGGCGTCACTATCTACAATGGCCTGTATTAAGGCCTTTGTCTTTTTATTTAACGAGGGTGTTGTACCTGGTACATTACCGCTGCCATATGCTAAAACGAATGATGTTATAATTACACATAAACATAATACGAGAAGACCCGTCATTTTACCTTTTTTGGAAAGAGCCATGTTATATTGTTTACGTATATAAAAAAATGAAAAATACGATTAATTAATTAATTTAATAGATGTTTGGCATTTTGAGAAGTGCTTTGTCACAAGACCCACACTGATCTTTTTGTTGCGCCTGGGTTGGTTTCAAAAGTTCTGGACCTTTTTGTTGAAGGAGTTTTCTGAAAGAATAGTTATCTTCATACGAGATACCGTTTTCTTTCATGACGTAATTATTATAGAGTTGAGATGAGCTATTTATTGTGAAGCATCTGCCATCGGCCATACCAAGTCGTTGTGACATTTTGTATATATTAGTATTACATTAGAAATTAATTTGTTTATTTTTTGTTGTATATTCCCAAGAATTATACCCTTTTAATTTTAAAAATTTTAAACATTTGTCAATTTTATGTCCGTTAAAATCATCGAATAATTCGATTTTATCTTGTGGGCATGGTGATACCCTGACGTTAGGTATACAGTTTATAGTATCGTTTATGATACGGTACGCATCCGCGATTTCCCTGAGAGTTTGTGCACCCGTAATTATGATTTTACCTGTACCGAAAATACTCGTCGTTATTTCTTTCATGTCTTCGGCTGGTTTGAATTTGACTTTAACCGCGGAGTATCTATCGGGTTCAAATGAAACTTTAAATGTATCCTGGTACTTACTAAACTCTTGACAAATGAGTCGAAGATTAATGTTATAATTCAAACTGAAATTTGAATTAATCATTACCACTTTATAACCTTCCATCGGTGGAATGTAAGTTTTATCTTTAAAAATTGTTTCAAGATAACATCCAATATGCTTTATTACGCGTCTACAATCAAAGAGATCGGAACACCCTGCGACCTGTACACTCCCGTTTGGGAAAATCTTTATCGATTTTGTACTATACAAGTCGTTATATGTTAACGTTACCTGATTATAAAACGTTGTCGCTTTAATTTTAGCGGCCCATGGAGACTTTACAAACTTAGAATCAGTACCGTTCCCCTTTCTCGACAATTGGAATTTGTCATTCTCTATATCCAAATTAAACTGTTTCTTCATTTCAGCCATATCGATAGGTTTTTGAAAATTAGAAATCATTGTTATTGTCGTAAGTTTTACCCATGATGGTTTAAACTCAACGGGTATTCTTTTTCTATACTCATCTAAAGTGAGCAGATAAGAATATGTTCTATTGAAATCACCTTTATAAGACGGCATTTACTCTTTAAAAAAATGTTACTTAAAGTTAACTTAGGTTTACTTTAATATGCCTTGTTTTAAGTGTAAGAAAAAGGGGATTCCTATCGATTGTAAATATTGTGGTTTGGGGTTTTGTTCCAGATGTATAGTTCTAGAAATACACGAATGTAAAGGTATAAACTTAAAAAAGGAAGATCAAATAAAAGACCTTAATAAACGACTTGAGTTTAAACCAATAAAGAAATTTGGTATGGTTTAATAATTACGCATTTGTATATTAAAGACATTGCTTTATACTATTTTATATACATGACATCCTTCTTAAAACGTGCACGACAGTTTATAAACGTAGAGAATAACCAATGTGAAATTGAAATAAATTATGATAAGTATATAGATGGGTTTGGGTACGAAAAGTTTAAAGACAAATTTGTAACATCTTTAATAAGTTCTTCAAATACGTATTATATGACAGATGGTAACGAAAAATCTTTACGATATGAACAGTTTCTAGATACAATGGTTATCAAAACGACTGAAACATTAAGACGAAGTGTTTTAGTCCAATTGGATAATGTAATGTGTTTGAATAGAAATATATATTCACTTATTCGTATTATGAATACTGTTAAAATAATTGATCCTACATTTATACCACCTATTATAAACGTAACGTGTTCGTGGCAAAAACGTATGGTTAGGGAGTTTTGTTTAACGACATTACCTACTATAGTTAACACAACGACTAACGAATACAAGCTTCAACGCCTTTTTAGAGTATTGCAATTAATAGAAGAAGAAATGCGATAATAAGTAAGTTCGTATACATTTTTGTATCATTAACAGTTTCAACGCTATTTTTAATTTCAATTTTTTCTTTGATAGTAAAACCTCTATCTATATTCCTCCCTGGTACGAGTGGTCTAGATAGTTTACATTCGTCTGACCTATAACCTGGTCTACCAACACCTTTAGACAATACATCACATGCGGGGCTAATATATTCTTCCTGTTCTTCCTGTACAGGCGCTATATATCTCTTGAAATCGAGTGTATGTTTACTCGTCCCAGGTGGAAAAAAATTATCAGGCGTGGTAAATGGATTTATATCATCCATATCATTTTTATCGTTGAGCATCAAGTGACTCATATTTACTACTATTGAGGAATATATTTATTTAAAAAATTCTAAACGTTATGTATAATGAAAACGTCTACTAAGATTATTATTATAGCTTTGATTGTCATACTTGCTTTCGCTGGATGGAAATATTATACGTCCAAAAATAGTGTTACGAAATCCACGGTTACAAAATCTGTACCCGTAAATGAAACGCCTGATATAAAAACGCCCGTTATGAAACCGGATCCAATCGATACAGCTATAACGGGTGGTGAATAAAATTACAAACCAATTTTATCATTCTTACCAAACTTTTTACCGTAATTTGATGTACTTACTGGTAAATCGTTTGGTTTTGCATTACTTTCAGTGTCTCGTAAGTAACCCATAAGTTGAGAGACCCCAGTTTGAACTTGGCTAGAAGTTGTTTTAATGACAATACTGTTCATGTATCGCACTTGTTCCTGTACATTTGCGTTATGATCACCAGAGTTGTTAATGAAAACGACACGCATTATACTATACAAATCGTTCTGGTTTTGTTTATCTATGGAGATACCAGTTTTATTTTTGAAATCCTGACGGATACCACGTTGAAGAAGATTCATGTTGAATTCAGAAAAGAATAATGTGTTCAATGGTGTTGGACATTGTTTCAGGGAATTTATGTGAAGAGCGTCGCACATTTAATATACGCCTGGAAAAAAATTATTGGTAAATATAAATGTTAGTCGCCGCCGATTTTGATCAAGCATACAATACAAAAGCATGCAATTATGAACAGCCCCCATGTGAACCACCAACTTGCTTCGTGGGTTCATACGCACCAGTTGCCAAAGTTGGCGACCCAAATGGTAAATTTTATGTAAATTCCTCTTTACTCCAGCCCAATCGTTTAGCCGAAACTAAAGGACCAACAACTGTGAGAAGTGAAGATTTTAAGTGCATTACTAAAAAGTAATATAAAAAATTAGTTATTAATAGATTTAATAGATGAGAGTTATAAAACGATCCGGTCGTGTTGAAGACGTAAAGTTTAACAAGGTCACCAACAGGATTTCAAAGCTTACAAACGAACTTTCAGAAAATGTAGACGTAACAATGGTAGCACAACAGGTATTTTCATCCATGTATGACGAAATCAAAACTCATGAAATTGATACACTTTCGTCTGAAGTGTGCATTGGTATGATTACAGTAGATCCAGACTATGAAATTTTAGCAACTCGTATTGTTGCCAGTAATATACAAAAACGTGCAGCAAATAATTTTAACATCGCCATGCGTAAACTCCATAAAGCAGGTATCATTACACACGAGGTTTTAGAAGTTTCTTCCAAAGTTAAGGAAAATATTTTACCAGACCGTGACTTCGATTTTGGGTATTTTGGTCTAAAAACATTAGAAAAGGGTTACCTTCAAAAAATTGATGGTGATATTATCGAAACGCCACAATACCTATACATGCGTGTAGCTATCGGTATCCATGGTCACGATATAGACCATGTTCTCGAAACGTATGATGCTTTATCACGTGGGTTATTCATTCACGCAACACCGACTTTGTTTAATGCGGGAACACACAGGCCACAAATGTCGTCGTGTTTCCTAATTGCAAACAAAGAGGACAGTATCGACGGTATTTATGATACAGTGAAAGAGTGTGCTCGTATAAGTAAGTGGGCTGGTGGTATAGGGTTACATATACATGATGTTCGATCAAACAAGTCGCATATCCGTGGTACGAACGGTACATCTGATGGTATTATCCCTATGTTACGTGTTTATAACATGACCGCAAGGTATGTAAATCAAGCAGGTAGAAGAAAAGGGTCTATAGCAGTGTATCTCGAACCATGGCACGCCGATATTATGGATTTTCTCGAAATACGATTAAACCAAGGTGATGAGGAAGCCCGGTGTCGTGATCTCTTCTCAGCTATGTGGATACCCGATCTATTTATGAAACGAGTCGAATCTAACGGTAATTGGTCCTTGTTTTGTCCAGATACTGCAAAAGGTTTATCGGATGTTTACGGTAAAGAATTTGAAGATCTTTATGAAAAGTACGAAAGTGAAGGGATCGCAACAAAAACAATGCCTGCGGTAGAAGTTTGGAAAGCGATTATTAAATCACAATGTGAAACGGGAACACCGTATATGCTTTACAAAGACGCGTGTAACGAAAAGTCAAACCATAAACATATTGGTACGATTAAATCGTCGAATTTGTGTACTGAAATTTTAGAGTATACCGATAATAAAGAAACGGCGGTATGTAATCTCGCATCTATTGCGTTACCAAAATACGTCGACGTCGAAAATATGGAGTTTAACCATGAAGAGTTACACCGCGTTACTAAAATGGTTACGCGAAACCTAAACAAGGTTATCGATAAAAACTTTTACCCGACCGAAAACGGGAAACGTTCAAATATGCGTCATCGTCCAATCGGTATTGGTGTTCAAGGCCTTGCCGACGTTTTTATTATGCTTAGAATGACGTTTGGGTCAGATGATTCTAAAAAACTTAACCGCGATATTTTCGAAACAATATACCACGCGTCTCTCGAATCATCGTGTGAGCTTGCTGAAATGTATGGGACATACGAAACGTTTAAGGGGTCACCGTTCAGTAAAGGTATTCTTCAATTCGATATGTGGGATCGCGAACCACAATTCAGTGGTCGATACGATTGGAATGCTATGCGTAAACTCGTTAAAAAGGGTACGAGAAACAGTCTCTTACTCGCACCTATGCCTACAGCCTCGACATCCCAGATTTTAGGGAACAACGAGTGTTTCGAACCATATACAACAAATATTTATTTGAGAAGAACCCTTGCGGGTGAATTCGTCGTCGTAAACAAACATTTGGTGAACGATTTAAAGAAAATCGGGCTCTGGTCAAAAGAAATGAAAGATCTTATGGTTAAAGCAAACGGGTCCGTTCAAAACATTATTGATATTCCCGATGATCTCAAAGAACTATATAAAACGGTATGGGAAATGAGTCAAAAAACAATCATTGATATGGCTGCCGATAGAGGTGTATATATAGACCAAAGTCAAAGTATGAACTTATTCGTCGAGAGTCCGACGGTTTCAAAACTTTCGTCTATGCACATGTACGCGTGGAAACAGGGTTTGAAAACAGGCATGTATTACCTTAGAAGTAAAGCAAAATCGCGCCCGATCCAGTTTAGTTTAGAAGCGGAGTGTTCTATGTGTTCCGCGTAATAATACTCCGTTGGAACGGTGTCTTGGCAGTTGTGTGATTATACATATATTTAGGTGAGTTTTTCCTTTTTTTGTTACTATTATATATATTTTTTTCATTATTAGTAAGAGAACGTTTAAATATTTCTTTTTTAATTTTAGCTGGTAAATTTGGTAAATTTGGTCTTTTAGCTTGAATTTCTTTAAACATAAGAGATTTTAATTTTTTAGATGCGTTAGGGTGTCCATGTATAAATAATTTGTTTGTATTTTTTTCAGCTAATATATTATTTATATTTTTAAATTCACCTTCTTTGTATTTTTGTTTAATCACTTCTTGCATGTTTTTCGGTAAAGAATTAATAGATTTAATAGCTGAAACTTTTCTTTTCTCGATATTCGCTCTATTTCGAGCAGCTTTTACCCAAGCATTAACATTTATTTTATCGAGTTCTTTTTCTCTCGTTTTTAATTTTGTTTCGAGTTTTTTTCTCAATGCATCTCGTTTCTTTTTAGGTATACTTACAGTATTTATTTTGTCGTGACTATCTCTGTATCTAGACAAATTATAATAATTATACCCCGTTAATTCCATATTTTTTTCTTTAGGTTTACGTCTAAAATTTTGAAGACCACCTCGATTTAAATTGTTTAAGTTCATTTTAGCGAGACGGTATAACATTTCAGTTTCTTGGTTTTTTGCAGTAGTATTATTTCTATAACCAAGGCTCGCTCTTACTAAATGTAAAGGGTTTCCCAACTTCGTTTCATAATTTATCGCTTGTTTATTTGCAAGCGCCTTTTTCAATTTCCATGTTGCTCGTTTAGGCGCACCTTTCACTTTCTTGACAGCTTTCTTAACCGTATTTGTGATCTTTTTCTTAATGGATTTTTTAGTTTTATCGTCTGGCATTTTTATATAACAACATTTTAAAATTGTACCTCATTATCATATACGAAACATGTATCTCTATGATTTTGAGTCTTAGCCAGTTCATTACTTTATGGTATATAAAATATCAGACTATATAAATGTTAAAACGATCGAGACAAAATAATAATAGTAACAGTAACACAACATCAACCGCAACGTCTAAAAAAACAAAAACTTATGGAAACAGTTTTTTCAAGAGAATAAATGAACATTTCAATGTAAACAATATGATGAAACAATTGGGATATATTAAACCAATACCTAATAAACCTAAAAAACCCAGAAAACAAAGTACTCCAAAAAAATCGCCCAATAAGTAATCTCAGTATATAGAAATGGGTATCAGTAATTTCGTGAATGTAAATAATATTGGTATAACAAGCGTACGGTCAAGAAAACAGGGTGAACTAGCGGATTTAATAGTTGAACAAATTAGAATACAAAGTGATATTAGTAAATTGGCAAAAATACAAAAAGAACTTACCAATTTATACAGGTCCGTAAGAGTTAATAAAACTAATTTTGATAAACTTACCAGTCAACAAAGAACTAAAAGATTTAATAACGCGACTAAAATGGTAGACGATTTAAAAAACCGACGTAATAAAGTTGAAAAAACTATTAATAATTTTAGGAAAAAATTAGAAAAAAATAAAAATAAAAATAAAAAAATAAGAAGTGAGATTCGTTATTATAGTACTTAAAGTTTACATTACATATACATTTATAGAATAATGGCAAAGTTTATAAACGCTAAAGATACCCTGAAAATTGCCAACTACGATGGCCGAAAGATTTCGTTATGTAATATCGAAGATAAGCCAATGAAAATCATTTTTCCACGCATGTACATGCCGTTCGGTATTTCAGGGTTTACACCCGAAGTTGGACCGACAAAGTATAACATTGACTTTGCTATGAAAGGATGGGATGAAGATGGTAACTTTGTTAAGAATTTCTACGAGTGTATGCGTGAAGTTGAAAATAAAGTTATTCAGACCGTTTCTGACCAAAGTGAAGACATTTTTGGTAAACCAATGAGTGTTGATGAACTAAAACCAATGTTCTTCTCCAATATCAAGGAATCACCCGATCGTGAACCAAAGTTTCGCGTTAAAGTTGATTCCACTATTGATGATAAGGTTAAACCACACGTTTACGATGAAGAAAAGAAACCTTTGTACGATGAAATTAGAAATGGTCTATACTCTAGAAATTCGGGGACGGCTATTGTTGAAATGGTGAGTGTCTACTTCTTGAATAAAAAGTTCGGGGTTTCATGGAAACTTAACTCGCTCGTGGTTTATGAGCCACAGAGACTTAAGGGGTTCCAATTTGTTTTATAATTTTTCATTTAGTATCAACATTTGATAAATGGCCTGTGCCTCTCTGAGGAGTTTGCCTTTTATCATGATGTACGATTTTGGGTCTAAACCCATTTTAATTTTAGCGATCCGTATGGATTCATTCCACTTAGCGAGTGTCATTGTTATTACTTACTCTATTACAACATTTTCTTAACAAGTGTTTTATATTTTTTTGTACCCTCTTTTGGTTGGAGACCGAACCCTTTCTTTTTTGGTTTGAAAACTTTGACGAGTGCCTTTTTACCCTCTCTTTTCATGCGTTTGAGAGCAGATTCTCTCGCTGCTTTACTAACGATCGAACCGTATTTATCTTGGATGAGATCCTTCTTTTCGAGACCACCAGTTGTTTTAAGCGCAGTTCCGTGAAACACTTCAGCTCTTGATCCGAATGTTTGCATTTATTATACCCTGACATTTTTTTCATCTTCGAATTCTGATAAATTTGAACATGAAATTAATTAAATAAATTATATTTTATTTCGAAATTACTTGACTAATTATAGCGGCAATTTCTGTTAATATAACTGTATGATGTGTCATTACAAGTGCCTTCGCGCGTTGTGTTTTTGGTGAAAAGTCACCGTAACCGACTGTACTCATCGTCATGAGTGAAAAATAATACGGATCGAGAGGATCGTCTGTAAACCCAAAATCTTCTTTCATTTTAGAGTACATATAACCGTATACTAATGTAATAATAAGTGTGACAGATATTGTGCTGTATAATACAGTCTTGTTCATTTATCATGACTCGTCATAATAATCGTCGTCCGAATCTGTTTCTATAGTACACTCTGGTCTTATTAATTCTTTTTTCTTACGGGTTTTTTTAGGTGGTGGATCATCGATACCGTGTTCCCTGTGGTATATGACCTTGTCCCAAAAATCACGCATTATAGGCATGTACTTAGCAAACCAGTCTCGGTCGCGTTTTACGTTTGTTACTATAAATTCACTTGGTTTTGGCCAAGTCAATGCTTCTGGTTTATACTGAATAAAATCAGCCTCCTCTAAGTCTAAAATGTCCATACACAATTGTAATTGTGGCATGTAATGTTCGGGTACACTATCATCTATTGCTCGCATCATTGGACACTTTATTTCAACTAACTTACCTGATTCACTCACACCGTCTGGACTCCCGCCTAAAAACAAATAATTTGGATGAGGACATAGTCCTAATTCATGAACAACTTCGTTATGTCTTTGTTCATAAAGTATACGTGCCTCGTCTTCGTATTTTTCACCATGCCTGGTTGCTTCATTACCTGTAAATACAGGTCCTTTACCGCATTTTTTTAGAAGAAGTTGATGTGGTGTTTCGTATTTATTAACACCTATAGCCGACGCAGCATCACTCGCTGTGAGCATACCCATTCGAAGGTCTAACCATTCTTGTGATTTTTGGGGCGCATACTCAAAATCTAACCATTTTTGTACATTTGGGTGCATGTTATTAAATTACTTACTCTGATAACTTTTAAGCCTTTTCTTCGCCACGTGCAACACGTAATCGTTCACGTAAAACACGTACAGTACCCATGCACGCAATGTTCCTATGTATACATTCATCGATAAGGTCTTGCTTTTTCATATGTGATAATTTTTGTCTAATTATAACTTCTTTTTTTTCATAAACACCCATACGAGAAGTTAGTGTTCTTTTTACAGTGACTGTTTCATCATCCGATGATGAATTTAATTCAGAAATATTGTCTTTTAATTTGTTACACGTTGGTGATGATGGTGGCGAGTCATCTAAACGATCGACCCAAAAAAGTATTTTTATACCAATAACTATACCAACTATACCACCAGCAATAATTAAACAAGGTTTTAACATTTTATAGGTAATATTATACTTTATTGTTTAAGTACCATTACATTGATGGGGGTAAAGGCGGACCCGGTGGTGGTGGAGGACATCCAATATATACGGAAGGACCTTGTGGTGGAGGACCCGGTGGTGGGGGAGGTGGGTAGAAAAATCTTTTAGCGGCGTGTTGTTCCGCCTGTTTTTTATTTTTAGCGTGACCTCTACCCAAAAACATGTTATTTACATAAACATCTATACAGAAGATACCATTTTCATGAGACACAACTCTATATTCGGGTAAATTAAAGTTGTTTGTTTGAGAATATCTCATAAGATGATCTTTAAAATTGTCATCTATCATTATAGAATTCAAGTTGACGTATTCTGGGTTAGTGTATATATTCAATATGAACTGTTTTGCGTGAAGTAAACCGAGATCCATGTATATGGCACCGACAACCGATTCAAAAACATCTTCAAGGATCTTAGGGTTCTTATTCCATTGATTACGCATACCCTTTTCGTCCATTTGAACCCATTTATAAAGTTCAAGTTTAGTTGCAATATTTGCAAGTGTTTCACCTCTTACAAGTTTTGTACGAGCTTTTGTAAGAAACCCTTCTTGTTTATTCTCATACCTATCAAACAGGTATTTAGTTATAACAAAACCTAACACAGAATCGCCTATAAACTCTAAAGTTTCGAACGATCCGTCTAGATTTTCGTTTTCTTTTAACGCAGATTTGTGTGTAAATGCTTTTTGGTACAAATCTATATTAGATATCTTTGTACCAACAAGGTTTTCGATAGACGATCTGTCTATGATCATGTTTTTATATTATATGTTTATATTTTTTAAGTTAGTTTTTACGTAACTTAAGTTACTTTTTCTCGCTTTCTACGCGGGTATAATGTGGACTCAAATACTTTTGCAAATTCAAAAATGTAATTTGTACATCTGCAGGTGGTTTGAGAAGACTCTTAAGCTTATCGTCGAGCATGAGAAGGCGTCCATTATCCGGGTGTTTCAAACTATTTTCGGTCACGTACTTATTAATAGAACGAGTAACAGTGCTTCGAGACACAAGTTCTCCTTCTGGGAGATTCAAAAAACTACGAAGTTCTTCAGAGATGACTTGTTTACGGTTAAACCCATTGTTCAAGGCACGAGCGGCGGCCTTTTCACCATCTGGGTCATCTTGTTTGGTCTTAATCTTTCTAACGATTTTAGAAAGTGATTTGATATCAGAACGCAAGGCAGTAATTTCTTCGAGGACAGTTTCAATGGACATTTTATATACTGTATATATTACATATATCTTTAAGTACGTTTCCTGTATACAATTATTGTACTGAAAATGACAAGTATTGTAGCAATTATAAGGGATGTCTTAAAAAAACCTCCCATATCAATTTCAACTGGGTAATTGAAGTGACCGTATGAGTAAGGTTGTCTAGATTCAGTACCAATACATTGACCAGGGCACCCACCATCACAACACCCCGATTTACACGGTATTATGTACCCATTTTTACGAATACCACACCTTTGTTGTGCAAGTGGATTAGATGTACCAACGTCAGCATAACATCTACACTCACCAAATATCTCATCACATTTATTATTTTCGTGCTGACAATCCATATTATTATATAGACAATATAATAATGGTAACTAAGAAACCAACTGCGAAGAATAAACCTTTGAAAAATGGTGATAATTTACCAACAAAGAATGTTAAAAGGTTACCTAAAAATTACTTTTATTTATTTAACGATTTTTCCAATAAAACGTTAGAGGATTGGGTAAAGAAAAAAGTGTGTTTTGGTGATAAAACGCTTTATAAATACATTTCTGAATACTCGAGAGAAAATGTGAAAAAGTTCAGAACTCGGGTACAAAAACTTTACCCAAACGAAACGTTCGAAGAAGCTGCAAAGGTACTCGTTACGGAATCGATACGACCGTTATTACACGATATTATAGAAGATCTTTCAAAATTTCTCAAACCCATGGGTGATTTAATCATTAGTGGCGGTGAAGCTGTAAACTTCTATTTAGACCCCGAAGATAGAATGGTAACATCTGATATTGATACGAAATTTGTACCTAAAATGAAACCCGATAATAAGTATTTCGGAAAATTACAAGCCATTAAACTTCTGCTATGGAATAGACTTGGAGAAATAGCATCGCGTGACAATTATAAACTTATAAATACAGTTCTACGAGAAACTACGCAAACCTTTGAAACTGTGAAAAGTCTGACAAATATTAACTTGAAAAATGCAGCATATAGAACGAATTGGGCTCATAAAATTACGAAATATATAGGATTATCTTCGGCTTCAGGTAAAGGATCTAAGGGATACCACGTTACACGAAGGTACTCGTTAATACCTAAACGTAAAAATATAAAAGATGCGACTAATGTACTCATAGACGTTGAATTATTTACATTAGATATGAAGTTTCGTTTATTCGACACAAAAAAGGGTGAACTCAAAGACACGAATTTTGGTGGTATTCTTGATATCGCTTTCATGCGGCCTAAACAACTTGGTTATAACGTCTCAAAAGCAAATCTTACCCGAAAAATACAAATGACATACGCAAATCAAAATAGGAACATTGCTTATCAAAAAACATTTAAATATTTACAAATTCCAACCAAACAGTATCTTATAGATGATATATACATGATGCAAAAAATAGGTCTACGACAGGCATCCAAAAGAGATAAAGATCGAAAACGTATGATTTTACTCGCACGGAAAATGACAAAAAAGAAGATTTTAAGTACAGATTCAATGGATACTATCGCAAAGAAGGTTGGTATTAAACTCGGTAAACCCGCACACACGTTCCGAACGTACACGAAAGTGGGACCAAGTGTAATGAAAAAGGCATCTGAAGTTAAACCAAAAAAATACCAATTATCAACAACAACACCTTCTAAACCAAAATTGAGTAAAGATATATTTTACGGGTTAAAATCAAATCATAATGAAATGAAAACACCGCCAAACTATTTACGAACTCAATCTAATCAAGTTTTTAACCTCGAAAAGATGGCTTGGAGACCAAATCCAAACCAAAACTATATACGTAACGAAATGAATTTCAGACCAAATAAACCAAAACCCTTACCAACAAAAATAAATAACATACGAATGGAAGAAACGTTATACGGATTTAAACCAACACGTGACCAATGGGTACCAAAACCAATTCTAGAGGGATCCGCGATGATACCGTTTATTGGTTTAAAGAAATGAGACCAATGTAACATATAAATGATTTATAACACCCCAACTAAAGACGAAGATGGTATGTACCATGTTAAAGCACTAAATGATGACAATAAAAGATGTTTCGTACAACTCTCAAATGTCGTAGTATCAGATGTGGATGTAGACTCCGGTGAAGTATCCTTTGAAGTAACGAGTGAAGATAACCAGGCGAAGCTCGCGACTATTCATGATTCTAATACACAATCTGCTTTAGAAAACAGTAAAGAGTGGTTCGGTAAACAGCTTTCGGAGAAGACTATACATGGTGCTTACACGAGAGAAGGTGACATTTCTACGGATAAAATTGAAGCGACTCGTATTTTCGATTCTGAAAAACAGGCGATTGATTTTGAAAAACTTGTGTCAGGAATGACGTGTTCCATTTTTGTAGAATTTGGAGGAATTTGGTTTGCTAAAAAGGCATTCGGTCCATCGTGGAACCTTGTCCAGGTTAAAATCCATGAAGAAGAAATTACCCCAGAACCAACCGAACCAGAAATTGAAGCATACCCAGACCAATACATGTTTGAAGATGACATCTCAAAATAAAATAAATTTATTTAGTATATATAAAGATGAAGTTTAATAGAATTTCGCCAAAGAAAATTGTTCTCGCGATTGTTATCGCTGCTGTACTTTTTATGATCTACACACAACCAAGATCTACATACTCATCGACAGAACAAGGCTCCCCAGTCGGTGCCTCCCCAGAAGTCAAAAATGGTCCAGCTAGATGTGAAATGAAAGCGGGTACAGGCTTGGCCTCTTCTCTCCTCCCAAAAGAAGTTGCGTCGCAAGAAGATTTTGGTGAATTTGCACCAGAAGATATTCTCGCCGGACAAAACTTCCTCGAACCACGTGCCCAAATCGGTTTCCCAGAAACTGTTGGTGGTGCCCTTAGAAACGCGAACCAACAAATTCGTGCCGACCCACCAAACGCAAAGGAACCATTCGTGTGGAACAACTCCACTATCGCACCAGATGGTATGCGACGCCCATTGTGCTAATTATATATTTAAAGAAAATGCGCATGTAAATTATATTACAAATAACAATGTCTGAAAATCCTTCAGAAGAACTTTCAAGCAGCGTCTCTAAATTGGTTGAACTCAACAAGCAAATTACAGAAGCCCGAGATGATATTAAAATTCTAGTACAGGCCGAAAAATCACTTAAAATGCAGGTTAAAAAACATATGACAGATAACGGATTGGATGTTATCAACCTTAAAAAGGGTAAAATTTCAGTTAAGAAAAGTTCCAGGAAACAAGGTTTAAATAAAACCTCAGTCAAGGAAGGCCTCACAACATATTTTGAAGGGAACCAAGATCGTGCAGAAAGTTGCTTAAAGGTTATACTAGAAAACTTACCAACAAAGGAATCAACCGCACTCTCATTAACAGGGATCAGGGATAAAAAACAAGAATAAAAAATATAAATATGGTTTGGAGTCAGTACGTCTACGACTCTTTTAATGGTAATGAAGCTGATTATAGTGATAATGAAAACGAAACACAGGATAATGAACCTTTACATATAAACGATTGGGAAGAATATCACCATGAACATCTTCGTTATATGTGGGGGATACTTCAACAGTATCTATACGATGCGGCAATGTCACATCGTATTTTAAAATTTGCAAATTATGACGAATTTGTCGAATTTTGCTTTTATAACTCAGAATATGGGTCTTAGATTAAATTGTAATTATAACATATACAAACATGATACCCGATATCACATCACAAAAAGTCGTACTCCCAGCCTCTCTTTTTTTAGCACTCAGTCCCGGTATTCTTCTCAGAACAAATGGTTCGAAAATTGCGTTCAGAGACGGACTCACAGGCCAAACCGCGGTTCTCTTTCACGCTCTTGTGTTCTTCCTCGCATTTTCTCTTATTTCCAAGGCAATGGGTCTCGTTCTTACAAAGACAGACCTTATTGTAACGACAATGCTCTTCGTTCTACTCAGTCCAGGTATTCTCTTGAGTATTCCACCAGGGTCGAAGGGTCTCTTCATGTCCGGTCAAACAAGTATGTCTTCGGCCGTTGTGCACACAGTCGTATTCGCACTCGTGTTCGCTCTTTTAAGAAAGCAATTTCCTCAATACTATTAAGTGATCGTAAAGAGATGGAATATCTTGTTATAGGTCCAGGTGCTATGGGAGGGTTTTCTATGTTAGGATACTTAAAAACAATTGAAAAATCATTATATAATATAAAAGAATATTCGGGTGCATCAGCCGGTGCTATATTAGTTGTATTTTTAGCTCTAGGATTCACCATAGATGAAATATTATATAAATTAGCCGAATTACAGGGTAAAAATTTAGTTAAACTCAATTTAAAGTGTTTTATGAATAAATACGGTTTAATTGATTTGGAACCTATACGTCATAAGTTTATAGACATTTTCGAATCAGATCCGACATTTTCGGAAATAGATAAAAAAATATACATTTCTGCATTTTGTGTAAATACATCTAAAACAGTTTATTTTTCTAAAGATTCACACCCCGATATGAAAGTTATAGATGCGATTTGTATGAGTATAGCAGTTCCTTTTATATTTTCATCGTATAGATACCAAGGTTTAATATACGTAGATGGAGGTACCGTAGAAACTTTACCTTCGGCACCGTTTCTACATAAACGAGGTGAAAAGATCCTTTGTATTCGTATGAAAATGGAATCGGAATTTATAGAAGATATAAAAAGTCCCAGACAGTTTGCGGAAGCACTGATATCATCTACACTCAATAATAGACAGGAGAATGTATTAAAAAACTGTAAAGTTGTCGATATAGATGTTGGACAGGCCGATGTTTTTGATTTCAACATGACATATGAAGAGAAAATGAAACTTTATCTAAAAGGGATGCAAGTATAGTAATAATTATTGTTATAAACTTTTTTGTTGGTTTATAACAATATGGACGCGTGCGATCCAGGAATAGATTTTAAAAACCTTAAATCGTTGATCAAACAGAACACGGGACAGGATTTGAAATTGTCAAGGAAACAAATATGTAACGTGTACTCAACAACCCAGGATGGTAAATTACCTTTACCACCTCTCATTTTGAGCTCGGATAGAACATTTCTATTAGATAGAAAATCACCGTTATCACGAATAGATTTTGATAAACTTTTTAATTCTACTACAAAAGTTTCGTCTATACGTCGAATTGCTAAAAAAGTGGGTGTATCGCGACATGCCGATACCAAACTCACTAAACAGGAATTAATTGGTATAATTAGTAGACGTTTACATTCCATGAATATATTAGAACCAGTTAAACTTAGATCCTTACAATCTAAAAAGATTAAGAAGTTTAATGTAAATACGTCTACTAATAATAACGTACCATTTGGTAATGACGTTAACAGGATAAATAACGTTAATGTAAGACGTGAAAATATCCAAAACGGTATCACGAGACCTACCCGTGAGAATAAAGAAAATAATACAACGAGTAAAACAAATATTTATAATAATTCAAAACAGGTTAATAGAGGTAAAATATCTTTATACGAAAAGTATCACAGTAAAGGTAATTCCACTTTATCTAATAATCAATTATCTGCATACAAGGCTAATAAACGTAAGTTTTACCTAAACACACCAGAAAATGCGTATACTAAGTTACGCGCACAAGGTAAAATTGAAACGGGTTATGCTGATTTTAAAAGGTTATTCAGACGAGGTAAGGATAAATAT